GCTCCGTCTATTATTGCTTTATTATTTTGTATAGGGCTTACTTTTCTAGCTACATCATACTGAAAAGATTGTATTTCAAAACCCATTCTAGGTAAAAGTATTGCAGTTAAATCTTTTCTTTCATCTGATGTAGTTCTGATTCTTGTTAAAAACTTTTGCTTAGTAGAATATGCTAAAGGAACTCTCAGTACTTGTTGAGTGACACCATTGCCGTCAATACGATTTATATTAATATTAGAAAATATTGTACCAAAAGCAGTGATTGCTTTTTTTATGTGTTGATGATAAAATTGCACATTTTTAAACATTAGATTATTTCTCCGAAAGGATTCACTTCAGAAAAATCTAAAATGTCTTCAATATTATTGAAATTTTTAAAATCTTCAGAATCAGTTTGTGCATCACTATTAGTTGTTAAATAACTTTCAAGTATTAAACTAGAGAAATCTTCAAGTAAGAATAAGGTATTATCTTCCAACAAGAATTGATAAACTAACATATCAAGACTATCTTCTTCAGCATTCGTATCCAACTCAACAATACCAGTTTCAATAATTTCAGAACTGTATTCAAACAATTCACACTTCAATCTGTAAGTGTAAAGTTTGCCTGCTTGATAAAAAGGATTGTTAAATTCTACTTCACGGATTTCAAACAGTGAATTAGTTTTTTGAAAGTATAATAAATCACCTTCAGACGGGCGAGTGTCTTGTGTAAATGTGCCACCTGAAGTTCTTACTAATTCATCCCATCTGCGTCTAGCTAATATAAAAGTTGCGCTGTCTCTTACTTCAAGACCAAATTTACTGAATAACTCTCCATCACCTCCGAAACCTTCTATATTTTCAAGGTACATTTCCAATGGATACGCTTGAATAAACTTAGACAAGGTATCTTCATCAAAAATGGTGTCTTCTTTAACTAGAGTACGAGGGAGATAGAATACATCGTGACCGTATATTTTTAGACTCTCAATAATTAAGTCTTCTATTAAACGTTGTTCAGATGTAGTACCGCTAGTATTCCCTGATTGAAAATAGAAATTTGTGGGCATGTTACTACCCTATCATAAAGGTTGGAGGAAGTTCATACTTGAGTTGCATATCTTGTTCGATTTTTTCAATCTCAACTATAGCTTCTTCGTAAATTTTATCTCCATTAAGTGTAACACCGCCTGGAAGTAATATACCTCCAAACTTTTTCATGTTCTCGCCCCACTGTCTTTTTATAAGAGCAGTTGCGTATTTTTTCAGAAACATGTCATCATAAACCTCAGAAAATTCTGTTGGGTCTACAATACTATATGATTCAAGAACCACATAATCACCAGGATTAAAAGTTAAATCCCAGTCTGTATCAATATATACCCGATTCATTTTTCTATTAAAACGAATCTGTCTTTGATTAACCAATAGCTGTTCAAGTGTTGACAAATGGGTTTGCACTGCTGTATAATAAATCATGTCAGCGCCAAGCAAATTATACAAGTCATTCTGTCTGAATTGATACATCAGATCAAATAACTGTCCATCTTTTGTGGTACTTGTAGCAGCTCCACCAAAATTGAACATACGAGTAATAAATAATACACCATTACCAACTGATATATACTTATTACTCATATCACCAGCAGTGAAAAAAGTAGTAGCATGAAGTGCTGCACTGTAATTTGAAATACTTCCTCTTACATTTTCACTTGCAACAAATGTACCTTTAGTGTCTTCAGTGATAAATCTATTAAGTGAATCTATTTCTTTTATAACAGTAGTAGCACCTGAAGTTAACCCAGTTAAAGTTTCACCTACTATATAATTACCTGTCAAAGCAGATGCTAAGGTTACCGTGTCACCTGTAATTTGATGTGAAATAAATGTCTTTTGACGACCGTCAAAATGATACTCATACCAAAACTGTAAGGCATCATCAATGCGATCAGAAATTTGATCTTCATCTACGTTGATTTCAATTACTGGAAAACCAAGTCTTCTTAAACAATAATCAATTAAGTCTTGTCTTGATGATAATGCCACTTTTATTTCCTAGTAGATTACTAATTAAACTTTACTCTATTTATAAAGTTTTTTTATTCTGAATTATATTTCAGGAAAGAGACAAGTTTGAATAAATTTATATTGATAATTACTCATGATGTAACAACTAAAATTATTAATTGTCACACCATTCATAAATAAGGAAGAATTATTTTGTAGTGATATTTTTCAATGCTATGACCATTGATTTTAAATACCTATTAAGTACTACTTTCTTCTACAGGAGTTTCTTCAGATGCTGCTTCTGATGGTGCAGGTATTTCTTCAGGTTCAGCTACTAGAGGTTCGGGTCTAACTACATTTAGTAGATGCTCAACCAAAGTATACCTGCTATCATTATTGACTGGAGGTGCGCCTACGATTATCATACTAATGTTGCCTTCGTAGTGGTTATACACAACTACCCAAGTATTGAAGTCATTTACCACTGTCTTACGGATGTTAATACCTTCGTTGTTCAGCGTGTAGAAATAGACATCCGTGCCACTGTCTGGAGTAAAACTTTGAGCCAGTGCCAAAAAGTCTGTTTGATTGATTATATCTATAGTTTCCATTTATTACTCCTATCGAATTAAAATTTGTCTGGTACCTAACAACTGAAACAACTGTGTTACTGTTGGGCTAAAACTGGGTATTACCGGTGGTTCTATTACTTTTGATGTGCCAGTTAATGGTGTGCCTGAAGAATTAATAATAATGCCTTCTTGCGTCAAACTATTTGTAGTAGCTATTGTTGCATTAGGCGTAACCGTAACAACACTCGTTAGTACAGCGGTTCCGGGTGTTGATGGCTGAGTTCCAGAGACCAAATAAGTTAGAGTAACACTTACCGTAGACCCACTTGTGGCGATGGTAAATGTTTTAGTTGCATTTGCCCCCTGTACTGTGTTGAGTAATTGTAAAGTAGCAGTGTTGTTTGAAACAGAAAAATTTCCACTGAGACTCGCACCGTTAATGTCCGCGGTTGTAACCCCAGTACCTGTAATAGTATACGGAACTGAAGTGTTGTTAAGTGCGCTTGAGGTGTTTAATGTTAAAGTAACTGTATCCCCTGCACCAACAACAGAAGCCGATGTAGATAATACCTGATCAAAAAAAGTTATAGTAACAGCACCATCATCATCACTAACACCTGCGGTATTTACTTGGGAACTGCCTGCATTATAAGACCCACCGCCACCCCCACCAGCCCACGGCCCGCCTGCGCCGCCACTATATCCTCCGCCGCCGCCTGCGCCGCCGTTTGGAGTTTGCGTTCCGCCGCCGCCGCCACCAAAAGATCCTACCGCTGTATTTGTTCTTGCGCTGGATGTATTAGAAATGCCGCCCAAACCGCCGTTGGTAAAAGAGGCTCCCCCTGATCCACCCCCGGCGGATACGCTCTGCCCATTACCGGTAAATCCACCGCCACCGCCACCATAACCAGATGAGTTGATTACAATGCCACCGCCACCAGCAGTGCCTCCTGCGGGACTTCCAGAAGTTGCAGCGCCACCGGCTGTGGTTAAAAGTGCGTTTGAGCCAAGGCTGCCCATTGCACTAGCCTGTCCGCCGCCGCCGCCAGCAATAACTAATATTGACCCAGTGTCATTATAGGGACTTTTAATTACAAAAGTACCGCCGCCGCCGCCGCCTCCATAATTGACAATCGAATTACCTTTTTGCCCTACAAGGATTTTTATAACATCGCCTTCCGATAATATAAAATCTCCTATAAGCCTAGCACCAAGTCCCCCGCCGTAGCCGCTGCTTTTGCCGCCGCGAGCGCCTAAGGCATTTATCTTGTAGATACCTTGTTTAGGTACGGTCCACGATATAATACCGGAAGTAACATTGAGATAATCGGTGTTGTTCTTCCAATCGGCAACTTCAGGCCCTGTTAGTCCAGTTCGGGCCTCAGCAAGAGTTGGGCCTTCCCTACCTAAGGAACCGCCGGGAGTAAACGTAGCAGTGGTAAAAGCGTAAAGCGCCATAAGTTACGATCCTATCCAAAATTGTGATGGATCAAAGTCTAAAGAATCAGCAGTATTAAAAGATGCTCTGCTATAAAAGTTAATAATCATAATAATACCCCCTAAATTATTTAGGCATTAAAAATGCCATGTTGTTTCCACCGGCGGGAATTATCCAATAATCGGTATTTGTTCCACCCGCAGAAAAGAACCCATCAGCATCAACCGGTATCGTCATTGAATCTAGGAATATGTACTTTTCACTACTAAACGGACCAAATACTTTTAGGTCAAATATTCTGCCCAACATACTAAACTTATACTGTGGTCCACTGTAAGTGTTGGATTGGGCGTTGGAATAATAGTTGCTTTGTATTCCATTACTTGTCCCGCAACTTAGTGTCGGTTCATACACTGTGAACAACAAATTAGTTGGTAGAGTAGCAGGAGAATATTCTTGGAAAGAAGACGAGTGCACCAACGAGTAATTGTTATTCCCGCGAGCGCTAAACAATATAGGACCGTAACCAACACTTGCCGAGCCGGAGGAAACGTAAGTGCTACCAACACCGTTATTTACTATGTTACTGGTTGGAAGCGCTACTTGTGTAAAAGTATCAAAAGAGTGACCGTTTGTGATACCTAAAAACTCTGCATTTATACTGTTCGCGTAAAACTCATTTATATGCCCGATGTATCCTAACCATCCCATCATCATCCTTGTGGTGAATCCCCAATCTACAGCGACTGGCGCAATCGCAGCACGGCTAGATGTTACCGAGTTCTGGGTACCACCTGCTGAGGTTATTGTCGGGACTTCCGTGAGACCGAACTGCGGTAAGGCTACACCTGTGCCCGTTCTTACAGTTTGCCCCTGCGAACTGTTTGGGTTGTAAGACCCGGTTTGACTGCCAGTGGAGTTGTTTTTGCTTATTCTAGAAAACATATATGCTTGAGATTGACTTGATGTCTGGCCGGTATAAAACCCACTGACACTTGTGAGAACATCGGTATTAGTTGTTGTGTTTGAAGTAACACCAGCACCATCTAAAAATGCTCGGTCGTTGGTAAACACTCCATTATGAATATACCCTGTAGCACTGTTGACATTCTCGCCAAATTCTTTTTTGTATTCTCCGACAATCCAAGTTT